CGAAGCCGCTTCTCTCGCTCTGAGGGGTCTTCTGCTCCTGCGCCTGGCGGCGCTGCTGCGCGGCGCTCTGTGCCTGGCGGATGAAGTCCTGCTTATTGAGGACGCCACCGGCCTCCTGGCCGGTGGTCTGTTCCCAGTTGCTCTGCTGCTTGTCCGCTTTGTTCAGAAAAGATTTCTTGGAAATAACGCTCATACTTTCCTCCTTACTTGTACTTCACGGAGTCGTCTATCTTGATTCCGCTCACCTCGTAAATCCGTTTCGCCACGTCAGACCACTGCTGCTTCGACATCTGCCCGCGTGCACCGACGGCCACATCATAGGCCCTGTCATAGTTGCCCTGGCCGAGCAGTGTCGAGATCGTCCGCTGTACGCCGTTATACGAATCTCTCGCCATGGCCACGTTGCCGCTGTAGCTGCCGCCGCCGTTGATCTTCGAGCCTCCAGCGCTTCCGGAGCCGGAACCGCCGCCACTGCTTCTAGCGCCCTTGGCCGCCAGTGCTGCCTCGTATGCGGACGTGTCGATGCCCAGCTTCCGGAGGTACGAATAGTCGCCGTACTGCGCAGCCAGCTGCGCCTTCTCCAGTGCCTCGCCGCGAAGTCCCGTCTGCTGATTGATCTCGTCGAGCAGGTTCTGGTAGTTGAAGCTACGGTCTGTGTTGTACTGGGTCAGCTCGTTCAGATACTTCGTGTAGTCCAGCTGCTCCAGTGCGCTCGCCGTCTGCACGTCGTTTGCAATCCGGCTGTAAGCATCTGCCCATGTCTGGTAATCGAAGTTCCGGTTCGTGTTGTACTGCTGCAGCTCGTTGAGATATTTGTCATAGTCCGACTGCTCTGCGCCCTGCACGGCGCCCAGATCGCTGAGCTTCATGTTGTAGTCGTTCATGTACTTGTTGTAGGCCAACTGATAAAGCTCCGGAATCTTGTCTGTCATCTGCGCCGCATAGTAGTCTCCGGCCTGTGCCGCTGCCGTCGCCGCATAGCTCGATGGGATGCCGCCGGACGCTGCCGCCGCTGCGCCGATGGCGTTCTGCTGTGCACGGTCTCCTTCGCGGGTGTACTGCTTGCGATACTGGCTGTAGAGCTGGTCGCGCTCCGGGTCATAGCTGAACTCTTCTCGGTTCAAAATCTGCTTCAGCAAATCCTGGATGGTCTCGTCATACCGGTTCGTGTATTCCGGCTGTGCGACGTCATAAGAATAGTTGCCATAGTTCAGCTGCTTGTTCAGAAGATCGTCCACCAACCCCGTTCGGCTCGAAGAGTACGTCGGCTTTGCATCCTGCTGGAAGCTGTTCGGGGAAAGTGGGTCGAGGTAGAACTGTGAACCCGCTCCGCCGCCCGTGTAGTTTCCGTAGCTGCTGCGGATACCTTCCGCGCCCAGGTTCGCCAGCGCCCGCTGTTCCGGCGTCGTGGCGTTGTGGTAGTCGCGCTTGTATTTCAGGATGCTCATTCCCGCATCCGGATTCTGCTGTGCCAGCTTCAGATCGGCCGCCGAGAACTCGCTGCCAAGTCCGGAGTTCGTCAGCTCCCGCTGAAACTCATCGTATGTAAATCTCTGTGCCATTGTCGTCTCCTTTCGTGGTTACAGTTCGCTGCCCGTATAGACCTCGCGCACCAGCGAATACAGCCTGCACCCGCCGCTGCCTGTCATCCGGATGCGGAAGTGATCGCACCGGCGCGGCACAATCGGCAGATAGAAGCTGCGTTTCTTTTCCGCCTGCAGCGTCTTCACCTCGCGCCAAACGCCGTCTGAGTCAAACTGCATCTCGATCTTCACGCTGGCCCCTTCGTCCAGCTCTAGCCGCACCAGCAGCTTTCCGATGCCCTTCTTCTGCGGAATCGGCACCGACGCCGAGGAATACGTTGTGTACTCGTAGAAGTCCGCCCACTCTGTCATCCAGGAGACCTCTGTCTCCCGAACCGCCGTATCAGGCGCCGTCCTGGCATTGCCGTTCAGCAGAAGCCTTCCGTCTGCAGCCAGGAAATACAGCTCCCCGTTCCAGCCCCAGCCGACAACCTCCAGCGCATCTTCCTGGTGCCACAGGCCCCGCAATGTGTCATACACAAAAAGATGCCAGGCGCCCGCCGTGTCCTTCATCGAGACGTAATACTTCGTCCCGTCGCTGCCGCCCACGGCGTTTCGGAACCGCTGCGTGCCGAACGCTGCGCCCACCTGCTGCGGGATGCCGCCGGAGTAGGCGACAATGCCCGTGCGGGCCAGATAGAAAAGCGTCTCTCCGGCAATGGCAATGGACGCATCGCTGCCAGCCTCCACGCCCAATGAAGCGCTGCCCATCACCTGAAAGTTCGACGGCTTGTCTCCGTAGACCTTGTAGATGTGCTCTTCCTTGAAAAAGCACGGATAGCCCAGGTAGCTGCAGCACGCCGTGAAGTCGCCAGCGCTTCCGACATTTACGCTGTAGCTGTCCGTGGCCACGCCGTCAAACACATTCCAGTTGAAGATATCTCCGAGTTTGCTGGCATAGATCGTGTCTTCCTTGCAGCCCCAGAGCCTGTTCTCATTCTCACATAGGAAGTCCATATCCGGCACAGTTCTCTTGACGGTCAAGGTCTCGCTGTCCCCGCCGTCTGAGATCGTGAAGGTGTTTTCATAGAAGCGGAGGTAGTCGCCGTCGATTTCCCGGATGATCGGCGTTTTGTTGTTGCTCTCATGCTTCACTGCGCCGGAGATCGTCACCGCGTCTCCGACCTTGAAGATGGAATCCCATGCCGCGCCGGACGCATAGATCGTGTTGGCCTTTGCGTCCTCTCCTGCGTAGGTTCCGTCCTGAATCTTCGTGCTGCCGGTGAAGCTCGCTTCCATCGCGCCGAACTCGTCCGTCAGGCGGTTATAATACTTCTTATCCGGCAGAATGATGATGTACGCTCCCAGGCTCGCGAACTTCTTTCTCCCGTTCGTGACGGTTCCCTTGAGCGTTCCGCCTGCGTAGAACCCCGTTCCGTCCACCCAGTACAGCCCGTCATGTGCGTAGAACCCGTTCGGTTTTGTGAGCGTGCGTACCTTCCAGCGCGGGCGCCTGGGCGCGAGCAGGGGATAGAAGTCGCTCGTCATATTCTTCATGTCCCAGATGTCGCCGTTGTCTGCGCCAAGCGTGTGGTTGTACCCGCCGAACTTTGTCTGCTTGTATTTCTGGATACCGTCCTGGTTTGCCATTGGCGGCAGGCCGATCATGCGCCGTCACCTCCGAACCGGATGAACCCCTCCAGCGCTTCCAGATGGATGGGCTTGATCTTCTGCGGCTCCGGAAGCGCCGCCGGTTTCCAGTCGATCTCCGTCTCGACATTGGCCAGCTCAAACCGTCGCGTGTTATATTCCGGTGCGTCTGCCGGGTCTTTGAAGAGGAAGGTGCCGCGCTCCGTGAAGGCAACGTTTCCTTTCTCGTCGAGCTGCCCGAACTCCTGCGTCAGCTTATTCTCTTCGCGGATATAGAAGTCCACAGAGGGCTGCAAGGCCCGCCGCAGTCTTGCCAGCGTGAAGGCCGTCTTGTAGTCCCATTCCATCTGCGAAAGATAGTTCACCGCCATGCAGGCGTTGACGCATCGGATGAGTGTTGTTTTCATGCTGTGCTCCTTTCAGCTCGTGCTCAGCGGCGAATCGTTGATGTAGACCGTGCCGTAGAATTTGATATTCCCGCCCGACGAGATCGTCACGCCGCTGTCGCCGTAGATGTAAATATTTTCGTCCGCCTCGATGGAGATGCCGCCTGCCGACTGCAGCTTCATGGCGAACGACACGCCGCGAATGTAGTTCGTGTAGATGAACATTCTGTACCGGTTTTCATACTGGCTGCCCGCTCCGTTGGCGTCCAGCCGGATGCCGCCTGCGGTGTAGTTGCTGTTCATATAGCAGAACTCGATCTCGCCGCCCCAGATGCCGTTCGACTGCAGGATGCTTCGGAAGGTGCTGCCCTCGATGGTGCAGCCGTAGATGTCGATGGCGTCAATCGTGCCGGTCGTGATGTTGCTGCCATTGATCGTCGTCTGTCCTGCGGTGGACAGATCTGAGAACGTGACCATGCCGCTGAAGCTGATCGACTTACTGGACACTACCACGCCGTCACGCAGGAGTTTGATCGTGCTGCTGCTTTCTCCGTTGGAGACCGACAGCGTGATGCTGTTGACCGTCTGTGTCAGAGACGATACGCTGCCGTCCAGCGTCGTGATTCTGCTCTGCAGCGCCGTCGCCGTCTGCTGCAGCGACGAAACATCTCCTTCTGCGTTCGTGATGCGCGTCGTCAGGCTGTTGGCCGTCGCAGTTAGAGACGTGATGTTTCCTTCTGCATCTTCCAGCCTCGCACCCAGGCCCTCTGCCGTGACCTGCAGCGCAAGAATCTGCTTCTCGTCATTTTCTAGCTGCACATATACCGGCTCCGTGATGATGTTCACGATCTCATCAAATCCTGTCTCATTGAAGTTGTCTTTGTCCAGATTGCAGAATGAATACCGCAGCTGCTCCAGCAGCATATAGAGGTAGCTCGTAATCTGCTCGATCTTGTCCTTGTCGGACGTTTCTTTCGTGAACTGTGGAAACCCCGTGTCCGCGCTCAAAATATTGGATGGCACCGTATCGCCTCCTTGTAGCGTTTTCGGGAAGGGCCGTCTCCGGCCCCTCCCGTGCGTCTCACGCCAGGCCCGCGAGCTTTGCGAACCGGTACAGTACCGTCACAAACTGTTCTCGCGTCAGCATGTCCTGCCACATATAGTTCGGCTCGCCGTCTTCCAGCGTGCCGCCGCCGAGCACGATGCCCTTTTCCGTGGCCCACTGCCGGGCTTCTTCGCTGTACTGGCTGCAGTCGTTGTCCTGCAGGTCTTTGCGCATCTGTCCGAAAAGCTCTGCGAATCTATCCTTGTCCATGTTCTCGTCCTCCATTTCTCCGTCGTCTAATGCCATTACCGTGTGTCCCTTGGATACCAGGATGTCGCCGCGCCGCAGCCAGCGATCTTCCGTCAAAAACTTCTTCCCGCTCAGCATCTCGAACTGCCCGGTCGTCGGCCAGTCGTGCAGCATACAGTAGGTCGTGCAGCTGTTGCCCTGGCGCTTGAAGAGCTTTTTCAGTTCCGTCGCGCCTGCCGAGATCGCGCACAGCATCATAAATGCCGAGCAGTCTGTCTCGACCGGCTTGTTGATCTTCCCGAGTGCAAAGTCCACGGCTTCCGCAGCGGCGTATGCCGTGTTGCGCCCGTCCATGTCATAGCCGATGTTCCGGTTCCGTACGCCGTCTTCGCAGGCCTGCGCCGCCCGCTCCGACATGGCCGGGTCTTTGAACCGGAGAATCCCCAGCCAGTTTCCGTTGTACCAGTACGAAAAATTCAGCTCCCGGCCCGTCTGATTGCCGGGCTTCTGCCCGCGGCCGCCGGTCTCTCCGAGGCTTGCCTGGCCGATGCGGATACTCACTGCGAGTCACCTCCTGCCGGAAACAGCCCTTTTTTGAGGTCATATACCGCCGCTTCGATCATGGCGTCCAGGCGCGTCTCGTCGAGCGTGACGCCGTGTTCCGCCAGCCAGTTGATGACGTATGCCTTCTTCTCCTGGCCGCGCCCGGAGCCTACATAAATCTGCTCCGCTGCGCTAACCGCAATGCGCACCCAGGCGTTGATCTCCGTCTGCTGCTGCGCTGTTGTTTTCGAGCGGATGTACGGGATGACGATGGCGGTAATGACCGCCGCAATGAGCGCGAATACTGTTTCGATGATTGGTGTAATGTTCATGGTGATCTCCTTTCAGATTTCTTGATCGGTTTCTTCTGCTTCCTTTTTCCCGACTGCCCCGAAGCCCTTCCGCTTTTCAAACAGACTCTTCAGGCAGTACAGAGCGACAACGCCGACGATCTCCGTCACGGCCGTCTGGCTCAGCTTCTCGGCGATGGACTCTTTTCCGAGGTATGCCAGGATGTAGCTGCACCACACCCAGCCCACGCCGTTTCCCAGGCAGAACCAAAGCGCCCGCTTTGTGGTCGTCTTTAAGCTGGTGCGTTTCTGCTGCTTCATGTTCCGTGCTCCAAATCGTCGATGCGATGGTTTGTAACCTTCAGCTTTTCCTCGAAAACCGCCGCCGCCTCTTCCAGATGGTAGGTGCGCTCCACCAAACCGTTGTGCTTCGCTACTTTCTGCTCCAGCTCCTCCAGCCGGTAGGCGATGAGCGCCGCGCTTTTCTTGTTTGCGAAGTACGCCCCCGCCATGGTGCCGATCAGGCTCAGCACAGCCACAATGACCGTCTCCGTCATGCCGTCGCCTCCGTCCATCCATACGCACCCGGCTCCCACACGTTCGCGTCCACATCGCTCGTCCAGTGTTTGCCGTTGTGGCTCACCTTTGCGCCCTTGGCGTAGGCATCTGTGCTGCCCACCGGCTGGCTCCACTCCGGCCATTCCTCCGCCGGGTCGGAGATGCCCACCCACAGCGACGGGCTGTCCTCCGGTTTCCAGTCCCCCTGCGAGGTGTGCGCCTGCAGGCATTTGTAGAGCTTTCCGCTGCGTTCCCTGATCTGTCCTGCGGTGTAGGCCACCGGGTACGCCCACGGGCTGAACAGCTCCGCGTGCTCTCCTGCCGTCACGCCGTCGATGTCTCCCCTCTCTGTCATGGTGACAAATGCGATGCCCACCGCCTCACTGCTGCTCTGCAAAACCGTGCCGGTGTCCTTCTCAATGAGCTGCACTTCCTCCAGTTCATCAAGCCCCGTGTGCCCCATCAGACGGTATACCGTGCCGTCCACGGCCACGCCCTGTGCGTCCTCCTCTTCGCAGAGGATGTAGAAGCCGTCCGCGTGCCTGCGGATGTAGTTCGGCTTCTCTGTCAGCGCGATCACGCCGCCGTCCTTTCTGATCTCGTACATGCTTTCACGCTCCTTTTTCCATCAGTCGTTTGTAGAACCTGTCCATCCGCCGCAGCACCCGGTAGCTGTTGCCCCGCCGCATGTGGCCGCGCCAGCTCTCGTATGCCGTGCGGATGTCTTCCTCTGTCATTCTGCCTTCCGCCATCCATCGCCGGAAGGTCTTCAGCTTCCGCCGCATCCGCCTTGCGCTTTTGCGGCACATCTTCCGCCGCACCTTCCCCGTCTCCGTCAGATAGAATCTCGTCTTCAGGAAATGCAGCTCCTGCAGCTTTACAATGCGCGTCTTCTTCTCGTTCATCCGGATGCCGAGGTCTGCGCATACCGCCCGGATTTGCTTCAGGCATTCCTGCAGGTAGTCCCGGCTCTCGTGGATGAGATAGCCGTCGTCCATATATCTGCCGTAGCCCTCGATGTGCAGTTGCTCCTTGATGAAGTGGTCAAGCCGGTTTGGCAGCATCAGCGCGTCGATCTGGCTCACCTGACTGCCGAGGCCGAAGCCCCGCTCTCCAAAGTCCTCCATCAGACCGCACGCCAGCTTTTGCACCCGCTCGTCCCGGATGCGCCGCTCGCTCTCTGCGTAGATCGGCGCGTGCGGCGCGGAGTTGAAGTAGTCCGAAAAGTCGAATACCAGCGCCCAGCCGTCCGTCCCGTGCTTTCGGTAGTACCGCTGCAGGTGGCAGGTCAGCCTATCCATGGCAAAGTCGATGCCCTTGCCCTTCAGGCTCGCCGCGTTGTCGTACACGAACGCCGCCGAGAACAGCGGCACCAGCGCGTTGTCGCACAGACAGCGCTGCACCACCCGCTCCGCGATGTGCACACTACGAATGTGCCGCAGCTTTCCCCGTTCCATCAGGTCGAAGGCGAAAAAGCCCTTGGTCTTCCATGTGCCGTCCATCAGCTCCCGGTGCGTCCGGGCGATGTTGGCGGTAAAGTTGCCGAGATACCGCTGCGTGGAGCATTTCCAGCCCACGCCCTTGCAGCATTCCCGTCCCGCCCGGTACAGGTGCTCGTAGCTGAACACCTGCTCAAAGCTCCCGCACGCCTCGCTGCGTGCATCTCTTCGCCGCTGGCGTTCCGCTTTTCTTCTCCTGTACCGTGCCTCGTGTCTCTCTTCGCTCGTCATAATTCTCCTCGCCCGTTAGGGCATCCCCTGTACGGAATTATTCTTGGGTGCGTGTTCTATCCGCGTGGCAGTACCAGCCATGGAACGGGCTGTCCGCACATTCGCCCGCCATGCAAGCAGCGTCCGGCTGACTGCATCAGAGGATTGTTTTGGCCGTGCCGGGAACAAGCTCTCCTTCTGCAAGGGTGCTGCTTCGCCGCTGCCGGTTACTGTCCTGACCCATCTCTTGCAGAATCCGAAGGCCACGCCATTCGCATTGCTCGCGTTGTTGTAGTTGGCGTTGCCGTTGCTGTTGACATTGCAGAAATTCGTGGAGTTGCCGCCATACGGAGAGCGCTCCCACCAGTTGTTCGCGCTGCCGCAAGTGCAACAAATACAGAGCTTGACCCATATTCTTCATTCCGGAAGGTCTTTGTACCGCTGCCGGTCGTTCTTCTTCACCGCCGCAATGAGCTTCGCTTCCTCGCAGATGAGGTCGCCCCAGCGCTGCATCGCCTTGTGAATCCACCCGTAGCCCTCCGGGTTCTGCAAAATGCTGTCATACAGCAGCTGCAGCTTCGGGCTGAGGTTCTGCAGCGCGTTGTTCGCTCGCATCAGCTCGTCCCTGCGCAGCTGCGCCTCGTGCCGGTTCGTCGGCCAGATGTTGTTCGCCGCCCGTACCCGGTCATGCACCTCGCTGCTCAGCTCCATGATGCGTCCCGTCAGAAACCGCTCGTACCGCTTCGGTGCCTTCATGCAGCACGCGAAGGTGTGTGCCTCCAGCTGTCTTGCCGTTTCGATGAACTGCACGCTGCTCTCGCCCCGTTTTGATTTGTAGACCGACATGGTTCTCTCCCTTCCATCCCGCAGCACACAGGCTGCGGGATTTCCTCAGATGCTGGATTAAAAGCAGAAGCCGAAGGCCACGCCACGCGCAATGCTCGCGTAGTAGTAGAGGGCGTCGCCGTCGCTGTAGA